AATGGTAGGAAAAAAGAAGTTCAGCTATACGAAAGCTGGAAAGAAAAAAGCAAAAGCATACGCAAAGAAAAAAGGTATGAAGATGAAATCAAAAGGTAAATACTAATGAAAAAAACTAAAGCTAAAGCAGGTTATCATAAAACTAAGTCTGGTAAGACAGTTAAAAAAGGTTTGTACTATAATATTAATAAAAGAAAAAAAGAAGGTACATCAAGATCTAAAAAGAAATCTACGATCTCTGCTAAAGCATATAAAAGAATGCAAGGTGGATTTAAGAAAAAATAGTTTTATTCTTATAATTAACTTTGTTTCTAGTACCTTCGTAAGTTTCTAATCTTCGTTTCATTCGTTGGTTTTCCCGGTAAAGTTTATCAACCAGGTTCTCTAAGGTTTCAATCTTCAATCTTAATTTTAAGTGCCAGTTGACTCCGACAATACCTTTCTTATTTCTTCGTACTCCTGCCATATCGAATGCTCCCTTCCCCAATACCTAGTTTGATTTTGTTTATTGTTTAATGAATATAAAACTGTAGTGTGGTCTTGATTAAAGTGTCTACCAATAGAAGATATGCTAATCCCAAAATGTTCAAATAAAAGATTGTGCATAATACTTCTCACTCTAACAATCTCTCTGTGCCTGTCTTTGCTAAGCAAAGTTTTCTTACCAATATGATATTTGCTACACACATGATCAAATGCTTTATCAATATCTTTTGGGTTCGCAGTTCTATATCCAACACCAATCACTCTCTTATTGCTATCCACTATTTCTTTTTTCTCTTGCAAGACTTTAGCTGCATAAAGAAATCCTTCCGAGAACCCTACCTCATATAATCTTTCTTCTTGGTTCGTAAGAAGGAAAAATGCTTTCTTAACTTTTAAGATAAAATGATTGTTGTTTAGATTTTTAATGTGCTTTTTGTAATGTTCGCTTACATTTATGGTCATAGATCCCCTACACTCTTTCTTTGTTTTTTTCAACTATGAAGTTAATGACTATCTAACTGTCATCAACTGTTCTTTTGTCTGCTCAATTTCCCAAAGTAATTTATAAGAATCTTGTTGATACTTATTTACTTTTTGTTTCGCTTCCAGATACTTCTGATGTTTCTTCGCTTGAAGATCCTTCAGCTTTTGCAGACGCATCTTGATGTTTTCCATCATGCTCCTTTGTTACTTTTGTAAAATCTAAAGTTAAGTTTTCGATCTTACATTCTACAAGTTCACCTTCATTCTTGGTGTTTGCAGCTTTCTCAACATCATCAAAAGTTTCGATCATTTGAAATGAACAACTCCCATTGATAATTCGTGTGTATTTTGTCATACTTTATCTTTATTGTCTATATCTTTTTTGTGTACTTCAAATGCCATATCATTATAGATTGATAAGTCATGGTAATTGTCAGCTTTGTAACTTCTTGTTGCTCTATATAGTTTTAATGCCATCATAATATGACCTACTTGGTGTGGTTCTATTGTTTTTTTTAAATTTTTTGCAAGAATAATTGTAAACATTTCAGCTAACATAGCAAAATTATATTGGTAATCGCCATATTCTTTTTGACGATCCTCAACTATTTTATTTTTAATTTCTTTATCGAGTTCTGTTACTTTCATATCAATTTGTTTTTAAAGGTATGGCGAAAGAAAAAACAAAGAGGGAGCTACTAAAGAAAGGGATAAGAAGCAGCTGTTATACCCAAAAAACTCTCGCCACACCATTGAATTACAACTTAGTATCTATTGTAATTATTTTGTTTATAGTCTGAACCTTGACCTTTTGCAAATCTATTATTGTTTCCAAAAGATTTCTGCTGTCCGCTAGGCTTGGCAGATGTCGATCCAGAATTTGAAGGTGTCAAGACAACATTGATAATTCCTGTTGGATTACCTTGTTCGTCTAGGTCCTCAAATGCAGCTTGGTTGTACCAACTTTCCCCAATTTTAACTCCAAGTCTCCAGGTTTTACCTTCTGGACTTTTAGGGTTTATTGGTGCAACAAATACTGGTCTGTTATCTCCTTGTTGCTTATCTGCGTTATGTGTAAGTTTTATATATATCTTATCACTCATATTATATTACTCCTTGTTGGTTTAGTTTAGTCTCATGCACATCATACAAATCTGTAACTTGTCGATATACTCTGAGATTTTTATTAGGATCAAATAAGCTAGGATTATCTTTTTTAAATTTCCTTAGAGCATAAATATCTGTAATAGATTTTATGGCATCTCTTACTTGACTCATATCAATGTTCATATCAACATTGGCATGACCTGTACCACTAATAGTGGACCTCTCACTTCTGTGAGCTGTACCACTAACTCTTTGTTGTGGAATTTTGTTTGTTGGTTTAGAGTTTGCCTTGAATGGTTCTGCCTTGTAACCATCATCATTATCTAAACCTGTTTTTAAATTAAGTGCATTTAAGAAAGCATACTTCTTAGCGTATGACATTCCATTCCCTGTACCAAACTTATCTAAGTTTCCCATTGCACTACATCCAGATATTTCTACAAATTGATCTGGGTTTTCAACATCATAAATTTTCATGTTGCAAGTGACCATGACAAAGTTTTCTGTAAGCTTATTGGTATAAGTACACAAAGGATAAAGACCATTAGATAACAAAGACTCCATTGCTACCTTCTGAACTTCATCGTGCTGTAAAGGATTGAAGTGCATACCTGGAACTTTTTTTCCTTTTGCTACACCCCCAGCTTCACAAGCTGCCTTATGTAATTTTTGATAGATGTTTGTTTTCATATGTTTAACCCCCATAATTGTTTGATTGTTTGTTTTTGTTCTTGTATTAAATCCCTATAATAAAAAGGATGATTTAATTCTGGTGGTTCTGCAAAGTTAGCTAACTTATTTATATCTCCTTTACAGAATACAATTAACTCTTCCCAAGACTTTAATCGTTGTGTCATAAGATGATATTGTTCTTTTAAATAATCTGGTCTAAGCATATCATGTCCATCATCAAATACTGTGTATTCATTTTCATTTGCATAAAACAAAAAAGGTTTCTTTTGAGTACAATGAAAATAAAAAGCTACTTGAGATACATGAGTTGGATCTGGATCTTTAGGCAGTTGCGTTGTTGCCATGTAGTATTCATCTTTATTTCTTTTCTTTTTTAAACTTGGTGGTTTTGTTTTAGCTTCAGCAATTATATGTTTGCTTTCATAATCAATACGACCTATGATGTCATGGATCATATCTTTACTTTTGCTAGACACATATCTTTCAGCGACTAATTTCTCATCACCAAATATTTCTTTAACTGCTTTTTGAACATTCTTAATTGATGGATGTGCAAACTCTACCATCATATCTCTACCCAATTTATCTTTGTCATCTACAGGTGGAGTAAGTTTATTAATCTCATCTAGTTCTTGTTGAAATACATCATCATAATCTTTATTCTCTAATGTTATTTTTTTATCTCCTTGAAATAAAACTTCACACAATAATCTTTGAGCTGTGTTATTAACCAGGTTTCCAAAGGGTGCTTTGTATCTAATTAAAAAAGATCTTCTAAGTTCTTGTGGTAAAGAATAGTTTAATAAAAATCTTGTAAAGTTTTGTGAGCTGCTAGGAGACCAATGGTCCAACCCTTGACCACCATTAAAGTTTTGAAAATATTCTTTCATTTGTTTTTCCCTTTCATGTTTTTTTATTATGAATATCAGAATTAATTTTCTTGTCAAACCTTTTATATTGTTTATATATCCCCTTATAGTATAATAAATAAAACAAAGGAGAAATATGAAGTTAGCTGAATGGCGTAAAGAACAAGGTATATCTCATTATGTTTTGGGTTCAATGTTAGGAATTAAATCTATTAATCCCGCAACAAACTCACAACGATATTGCCTTGAGAGTAAAGAAAAAAGATTTCCTAAACCAAAGATGGTTAAGAAAATTTTAGAAGTGACTAAAGGTAAAGTGACACTAGAAGATTTATACAATGCTTGGTGGGAATATGAAGAAAGTAAAAAGTAAATTTCCATACAAGAAGGTAAGAATTATTTGGCAAGATATTTGCAGTTCATCGCAATGGTATGATGATCTTCAAGATGTAGATGATTTTAATTTTTCTTGGTGTGAAGACATTGGATATTTGTATGAAAAAACTCCGAAGAAGATTACCATATTTAGTAGTTATTCTCTTGATGGTAATAAGTTATCTGTTGGTAATATATCTTGCTATCCAAGATGTGTAGTTAAAAAAATAATATACGAGAAATAATAGGAGAAAATGATGATTGATAAAAACAGAAAAAAAAGTTTAACAGTAATTAGTTTAGGTGCAGGAGTACAAAGTTCTGCAATGGCTATCATGGCAGCTAAGGGAGATTTACCAGAACCAGATTGTGCAATCTTTGCGGACACAGGTTATGAACCTAAAATGGTTTATGCTTATTTAGATTTATTAAAAAAGATTTTACCTTATCCAATTCATATTGTTGCTAAAGGTAATATTAAAAAAGATATGTTAGACTCCATAGACAATGGTACTAGATTTCCAACAGCTCCATTCTTTACACAAAATGCAGAGACAGGTAAGAAAGGTATGTTGCGTAGACAATGCACTAATGATTATAAAATACAACTTATTAGACAAAAGATAAGAGAACTCTCTAATGTAGCTAAAGGTAAACATTTTCCAAAAGATAAATATGTTGAACAATGGATTGGTATATCTACTGATGAAATACAAAGAATGAAACCAGCAAGAGACAAATATATTTACAATAGGCATCCTTTGATTGAAGCTAAAATGTCAAGAGAAGATTGTTTAAAATATTTAAAAGATAATGAAATACCTTTACCAGAAAAATCTGCTTGTATTGTATGTCCATACCACAATGATGCTTATTGGCATTTTATGAAAACTGAAAGACCAAGTGAGTTTGCTGATGCTGTAGAATTTGATAAAAAAATTAGAACAGGATCAAGAAATATAAGAGATAAATTATATCTTCACAGAAAATGTATTCCTTTAGATGAGGTAGAGTTTAATAAAAAAGAAACAGATAAACAGCTTGATATGTTTAACAATGAATGTGAAGGAATGTGTGGAGTATGACAAACTCTAAAATATTTGAAGAGGTTGGATGTCCAGAGGAATTGAAAAGATACAAGCGTGAAGTAAGTAAACTAAGAAAAATAATAGACATACTTGAAACAGATCTATCTGTTAAAGAGTATGAAATAAGACAACTTAAAGAAAGGTTAAAACAACATGAGGAATCTTTTCGAAACAGTAATTGATGTTGGTAGCGGTTTAATTTTATCTACATTAATTCAAATGTTTATCTTTCCATTTTTTGATTTGCATCCAACAATTTTAGAGAGCTTTCACATTGCAGTTATATTTACAGTTATATCAATGATGCGTTCTTGGTTTTGGAGAACCATATTTACAAGGAGAAAACGATGAAGTTAAAACTATTAGATTTATTTTCCGGGATCGGTGGGTTTAGTTTAGGATTAGAAAGTACAGGATATTTTGAGACGATAGGATTTGTAGAAAAGGATGAGTTCTGTCAGAAAGTTTTAAGAAAAAATTTTAATAACATACCAATAGAAAGTGAGGTTAGAAATGTCAAAGGATCAAACTACAAAGCAGATATTATTACAGGGGGATTCCCATGCCAACCCTTCTCAGTTGCAGGAAAGAGAAAGGGAACAGCAGATGATCGCTACCTCTGGGATGAAACTATTAGAGTCATCAGAGAGTGTAAACCTAGATGGTTTATTGGGGAAAATGTTGAAGGGATTATTAACATCCAAGACGGCATGGTACTCCGACAGGTGCAAAATGATTTGGAAAAAGAGGGTTTCGAAGTCCAATGTCTTGTTATTCCAGCTTCAAGCATCGGTGCGTGGCATCAAAGAAAACGAGTCTGGATTATTGCCTACTCCAACAACAATGGATCACATCGACAGGAAAGGAATGAGACCATCGAGAGCAGCAACCAATCGAAAGAGTGGTTATTTGTCGAAGATGATAAAGATGTACCCAACTCCAACTCAAGACTCAGCGAACGAGAGACAGAACAAGTACAAGCAAGGGGGAATGCCTCTACCTTTAGCCGTGAAGATGTACCCAACTCCATCGGCAAGTTGCGAAATGGATGTAGTAGCTCCACCAGAGACAGTTCAACAGAATTCAAAGGGATGGAGTGTAACCAGAGTTGGAACTGGAACGAAGTTTGGAGCAAAACTGAACGATGTAGTCAACAAACTTTATCCAACACCAAAAACGAGAGATCAAAGACAGATACTGAAGAACAACAAACCTGGTGGCAAACTCAATCCAGAATTTGTGGAATTCCTAATGGCATATCCTTTGAATTGGACAAAGATAGAAAACACAGAATAAAATCTTTAGGCAATAGCATAGTTCCACTTATTGCCAGACAACTTGGTTTAGCTATTATGAAAGCAGAGCTTGATGAGATACGCTAAGTATTTTGATAAAGATCTATACTCAAAATGGCATCGTAGATTTGAAAATGTGGCGATGATAGACATAGATGCGGTAGAAATATGTCAAAATAAAGGATGTTGGCAACCTTTAGCCTTAATTGAAACAGTATATGATACCGGGAACTATAAAAAATATACTAACTCTATGCGTTGGTTAGGAAAAGCTGCTAATCTTCCTTGTTTCTTGGTGTTTTATAAAAAGATGAACGAGGATAGCCTAAAGTTCAAAGTTCAGCGTCTAAGCACCCTCTATGAGCCATTAATCGCTATGTCTGAAGAGGAATGGGTAGGCATTTTAAGAGATATTCAACAAGAGCATCAGAAAGTATGTAAATATGCCAAATAAGTTTGATAATTCTAGGGGTTTTTTATTATTAACCTATAAACTGTATGGTTTTTTTAATAATAAGGTTAGTGGGGTAGTTAAAGGGAACTGTATCAATGTGTATTTATCTTTGATGAAGTATGCTTGGAAGACTAACAACTATAAATGTGCTGTAAGGTACTCAACCATTGCTAAAGATACTTGTTGTTCTAAGATGACAGTTCGAAGGACCATTAACACCCTTGCTAAGCTCAATATCATATCAGTTAAAAGGCTTTCTAGTGCCAATGAATATCAAATAAACACTATCTTTTTAAGATCTGAGGGGGTATCAAAAGTGAACACTCACTATGCTAGGGGGTATAAAAGTGAACACTCAGGGGGTATAAAATTGAACACTATTAATAAAAGCATTAATAACATTAATATAGATAGGTCTAGCAATGAGGTGTCTAAGATAGTATCTTCTAATATGGGGGATAAGAATATTATGATTGACAAGTTGTCTAAGCTGCCATTGGAAGACCTTAAAAATGATACTGTTAATGTTTATTATTGTAAGTTAGCCATCGAGAGAAAAGAGGAAGTTGCTCGAGAAAATAATACTAACTTTGTACCACCTCAAAAGATTATTGAGGAACTAACTAAGATTAAGAAGATGACTAACCCTAGATACCGGGAAAAAGTAAGTTTTAATAAAAGAAATAATCTTGATTGGAAAGGTAGACCAATTAAAAAATGAAACTTAAAATACAATGTGAAGCTATTGCCAAACATTCTGGCAAACGATGTAAGTGCAAAGGTTATTTTGTACCTAGCTCAAGACGAATGTTATGTTGCTTTCATAAAGGATCTAAATCTTGGGATTATAAGACTAGGAAGTATAGAGGTTTATACAGAAATGACAATGTATCTATACAAAATAAGATTAATATACTAAAAAACTTAGTAAATTTTAGGAATAAAACAGATGACGAAATCAAAGAGTATATCCTCAAAGAAAAACAACGATCTAGTGCTGTCAAGTACCGAACAAAATACTTTACTCGCCACTATTTACGATGGCGGAATTCCACACGAGGTCATAAGAAAGAACTTAAAGATCAACTTGATAACTTTTTACAGGTACTTAGAGAAAAATCCAAAGTTTAAGGAAGAGTTTGAGAAAGCTCAAGAGATAGGTATTAAAACTTTAGTTGAAAAAATGTTAGCTATTTTCTCTACTGATACAACTGAATTATCCAATGGGGAAATTTTATTTCTAAGAGAGAAACAAAACTATCTTAAATGGTTAGCACCTAGAGTTAGCTCTCTATTCCAAGAAAAACAAAATCTTAATGTTAAAAGTGATAGTTCAATTAAAATTTCTTGGGAAGATAATAGTGATAATCTGATTGATGTTTCCGCTGAAGAAATCTCAAGTAATGTTGATAAATAATTCCTTTACTACTCAAGATATTCTTTAAGGTTTCTTCTTGTAGTTTTTTTATATTATTTTTTTTTACTACTAACATAGTTTTTTAATCGTAAGTACTTGATATATTTATTTATATTTAGCTGCAACCAATTAAATTTTTTATACCATACTTG